AAGACAGGATGGACATGTCACACGCCAAGCACTTGAGTGGGAGATCGAAATGTTTAGACTCTTGGGAGTCGACGAAGAAATCTTAATTGAACTTGAAGAAAATATCACCACAGTAGGGTTTTCCTCCAGCGGTTACTACTTCTGGAAGGATGGAACTCGCCGTACTGGTGAACCCCAAACTAGTTCGGGAAATTCAGGAATGAATGCCCCAATGAACATAATAATGCTTAGGGAACAAATTCCCTTTGAAATAGATTGGAGTAATCCTCCATTTGCCATAATGGTACAAGGTGATGACATTTTGATCATTACGTTACCCTCCATAGTGCAGTATATACAACCAGACGTTAGTATAGAAATTGCTGCTAGTATGGGTTTCTTAGTCAAATTTTATGACATCACCACCGAAATGGCAAAATTAGATTATTGCAGTCGATATTTCTGGCCCACTGATAGCCATCCACTTGGTTATGTTTTGGGTCCCAAAATAGGTAAGGTTTTAAACAAAATTGGTTATAGCCGAACCGCAACAAAGTGCCCATATGCCCGTAACCGAGGTATAGCTCTATCACTTTATAAAGACGTACAACATGTACCGTTTTTACGTGAGTGGGTTCGCACTTTAATCCAGCTTACAGAGGGAGTGGAAGCTGAAAAACTTCCATATTCCCACTCAATACACTCTCGTGAACCTTCTCAGCCAAATGACAACACGTACGAATTCTTATATGATTTGTATGGATTAACTGAGTCGGATATTTACGAATGGACCGTTCAACTCTCTAAAGTTCAAAGCCTTCCATGGCATATTGAAGTCGATTGGGTTGAACATGTTCTTTCCGTAGATTATGCTTGAGTGTAATATCGGTCTCTCCAAAAATTGATATGAATGTCAGTCCAACAAATTTTGCAACAACTAGAAACACAATTGGCCGAATTGCGAACCGAAGGCGTAACTCTAAATCGGCGGGAGGAGCAACAAATAGCTCGATCCCTCAAAACCGACGTGGAACGCGACGTCCCAAAACGCAAGCAGAAAGGCTTCTTTCAGCAAATGCTAGACGTCGGAAAAAGCGCTCTTCCTCTACTATTACCAATCATCAAAATGATCATATAGTGGCTTGGAGCCATTCAACCGCCAATAAACCCGTTGTTACAATGGACGCAAAACGCTTCAATCGCTATAAAAGTGATTTTAAAAAGTCAATACCCTTACGGGAAACCCATACCTTTGGCACTGAAGACACAGCTATCATGCACTCAACTGGCTTTGATGAGTTTGGCCCTTATGTAGAAATATACGGGGAAGAACCAGTCAACGTCCTTAGAGTCGAAAGCACTACTTCAGCTACACCAACTGACCCGGGTGACCTAGTATATTATGTTCCAACTAACCCGCTTTATTTAGTGGGAACCCGAGCTTATATTGAATCCAAAAATTACGATCGATACAAACTGATGCACTCATCTCTGCATTATGTTCCCCAAGTTCCAGTAACTCAAAATGGATCCTTAATCTTTACTCCTACACCAGACGATGCTGATAGCTTTGTCAAAGATGGAGAGAGACAATCCATATTGCGTGCGACTGGTTATCGTGGTGCTAAAATGTTTAATGTGTGTCAATCCGAATCTGTCGAAATGGAACATCTCAATGCTCTTGATCTGGAACCTTTATACACCCAAGGTGGTAGTTATGGTCGTGATGAAAGCGAAGGCTTTTATGTAATCACAGCCGCAACCACATTTGACTCCAGCTCAGCTATACCTAGTCCAACTCTCACATTAGGTTGGTTATTGCTAAAATACCACATTCGGTTTTATAATCCTGTTTTACCAGTTACTACAGCTCCTTTCATTGACGAAATAAGAATCATCAATGATCTTTGGGGTAATGTATTTTCAAATCTGGCCATAAACAAGGATGACCCTTTATGTGGACAATATCCGTTCTGGCTACCTACTGATGAAACCCAGGGCTATTATGCTGCAATGCTGCTCGAAGATTTCACTGATAGTGGAGGTAATGTACTACAAGTATACACAGAGACACGAGAACAATTTGATCTCAACAAAGGACAATTAATTTTCTTTTACGTTGCCGACGATAAATTGGCTGATTGTGTGAATTTCGCAATCTCACCATCTGACGCTATATCCAAAGAAAATCCTTTGCGATTCGCTGTTGCCCCTACAATTGTAGGAGTTAATGTTCTGTGTAATCTCAGAGCTGTATTCTTTCCAACAGTACAAGAATTGTAAACAAAACATAACATGTCAAGGAAAACTCTTAAAATTTATAACCATATTTAAAATAAAACAAAATAAAAATAAAATAAAATAAAACATTAAATATACCCATAAAACAAAAAAAAAAAAAAAATAAAAGAGACTCAACTCCAAATGAGACCAAGTGTAAAAATTGAATTATGTGATACTGGACACATGTTCAATCCCCTGCACTATAAAAACCCAATGATACAATTATAAAAGAATTGTTATTTGATTGAAAATATTATTAGTAATATAGC